ACAAGAGCGGTTGGAGCTTAGACGTAAATAACAGTTACGCTAACACAAACACTAATAAATACGCTTCATGGGCGTTCAAAAAGGCTGATAAATTTTTTACATCTGTAACGTACACGGGAAATGGCGCGGCTAGAGCAATTTCCCATGATCTTAATTCAGATGTCGGCATGCTGATTGTTAAGTCAAGGAGTGGTACAGGTCCGTGGCGTGTTTGGATGCGTGGATTTACAGGTACGCAGCGCATGGAGTTAAATTCAACGGATGGTCTAACGACAACCAATACAGGCTGGGACGGTAAGACACCAACAGACACAGAGTTTTACGTTGGCGCGGACACCAACACAAACAACAATGGTACGACCTATATCGCGTACTTATTTGCGCACAACGCGACTGGATCGTTTGGTCCAGATCAAGACCTTCCGATGGTAAAGGTGGGCAGCTATACTGGATCCGGAAGTATTCAAGACATCGACATTGGTATGGAGCCGTCTTGGATTATGCTCAAAAACGCTACAGATTCAGGAAACAACTGGGAAATGGGCGACATATTCCGTGGCTTGCCGCAAAGTAGCAATACTAGCCAAGGGTTCTTTCTCCGTGCAAACTCTAACGGAGCGGAGTTTACTAACTACTCTTGGGGTCCATTACCTAATGGCTTCAGGATGTACAACACGGGCGGCGGCACTAACGCGAATGGTAAAACGTATTACTACATGGCAATAGGCCGTCCTACACGGAAGCCTACCGATCCTAATCTTGTGTTTGATGTTCAGAAGAATTTTCTTTCTGCGTACTCAAAAGCACTTTTCCCTGTGGATATGGTTATTGGCAGAAGTTCTCTTCAACAAGACAACTGGCGTAACTTTAACCGTATGTTTGGTACGCAGTTTATTGAAACAAATACGACAACTGCATCATCACACCTTCCTGCGGGAGAGGTAAAATGGGACAGTAACCGAGGGTTTTATCAAGAAACGGATGGAACTCCAAACATTTGGTATCAATGGCGTCGTGCCCCACATTTTTTTGATATGGTCTGGTACAAGGGTACAGGATCAGCGAGAACAATTTCTCATGGACTCCAACAAGCTCCAAAAATGATGTGGGTTCGTAAGTTAAGCGGTGCAAACGACTGGAAAACATATCACGCCTCTGCTGGAGCAGACTATTCCATGGAACTAAACACCACGCTTGCATTGCAAAATGACGGTAATGTTTTATGGAACTCTACGGACCCAACTGATTCCGTGTTTTCGGTTGGTTCAGTAGGCGATGTAAACCAATCAGGTCAGAGTTATATCTGTTATTTATTTGGAGAAGTCGCAGGGATATCTAAAATTGGAACTCTGACAGGTACAGGTTCCGATCAGACAATAGATTGCGGCTTTACGAACGGTGCGCGTTGGGTCATGTGGAAGCAAACAGACTCTGCCAATAGTTGGGGCGTTACAGATGTGATTTCAGGATATACGGCAAGTTCTACAAACTACTTCTTATTGAACAGCGATGCTCAAAGAGCTTCTGCTACCTTAATAAAACCAGATTCCTCTGGATTTATCTTTGGTTCTGCTTTTAGTTCTGGTAGTTATATCTTCTACGCAATCGCATAAGAGAAAGGATACGAAATGGGTTTGATTCGGATAAGAGAAACGGGCGCGGTAATGACCGAAATCTCGTTTCGTTCTATGCATAAAAAGGCGAAAACACGACCAGTGTTAGAGCCTGTTCTAACAAAAGAACGATTGTCACAGTTAGGGGCTGATGCGGTTCTAAATGGAGCGCAACCTGACTTTACGCCACCATATGAGTTTAGTTTTGAAGATGGTGTTGAGCAAGACGAATTAGGGAACTGGGTCACAGTTAATCGTGTTGGTCCTGTGTTTGCAGAATACACCGATCAAGACGGCGTTGTTCAAACAGTGGATGCACAAAATACAACGTATCGCGCACAAGTGGATGCTGATTGGGCAGAACGTCAGCGCGGCAAACGTGATCTACTGTTACTACAGTCTGATTGGACGCAAATGAATGACAGTCCGTTGGACACAGCAGGTAAAACTGCATGGGCTACATACCGTCAAGAGCTTCGCGATTTATCTGATCACGCAAATTGGCCCCATTTAGCAGATGAGGATTGGCCTACTAAGCCTAGTTGATGTACACTGTTGTTAACTAGGAGTATGCCCCATGCCTCTCACCAAGCTACAGTTTAAGCCCGGAGTAAACAGAGAAACCACCTCGTATACCAACGAAGGTGGTTGGTTCGATGTGGATAAGGTCCGCTTTCGTTTTGGTATGCCAGAGAAGATTGGCGGGTGGGAGAAGTTTTCTGGAGGCTCGTTCCTCGGTTCTGCTCGTGCGATGCACCCCTGGTCAACCCTAGACAACAGCCGTTTGATCGGCATCGGCACAAACCTCAAGTACTATATCAACCAAGACGGTGGTCTGTATAACGACATTACTCCTATCCGTACTACTACGGCTGCGGGTGATGTAACTTTCTCCGCCACAAACGGGTCTTCCACAATTACTGTAACGGATGCCGCACACGGTGCGGTGGTCAACGACTTTGTTACGTTTAGCGATGCAGTAAGTCTTGGTGGCAACATCACAGCGGGTGTACTGAACCAAGAGTACTATGTGACTGAGGTCGTTGACGAGAATAACTACACGATTACAGCCCGTGTTGCGGATACTCCGTTGCAAGACATCACCGTCGATGGCGTGATCACGCCTACTGAAGTAAACGCCAACGCTTCTGATACTGGTAACGGTGGTTCGTCTTGCGTGGGTGCCTATCAGGTAAACGTCGGCCTTGATACATCTGCCTTTGGTGCAGGTTGGGGTGTTGGGTTCTGGGGCCGTGGCACATGGGGGTCTGCCGCATCAACCCCTATTATTACGTCCACGCTTCGTGTTTGGACACACGACAACTTTGGTGAAGACCTTTTGATTAACGTCCGTAACGGCGACATATACTATTGGGACAGAACATCGGGTCTATCTTCTCGTGCCGTGGAACTTGCATCTTTGGCAGGTGCAAATGCTACACCTACAATAGCAAAGCAGGTTCTGGTGTCAGATCGTGATCGTCACGTTATTGCGTTTGGCTGCGACACCGAAGACAATCCAGGGGTACAAGACCCGTTGGCTATCCGGTTCTCGGACCAAGAATCTTTGACCGACTGGGCCGCGACTGCGACTAATAACGCTGGAGAAATTAGACTTGGTTCTGGGTCTGAGATTGTTATGGCTGTTGAAACGCGCCAACAAATCTTGGTGTTCACGGACGACAGCTTGTACGCGATGCAGTTCTTGGGACCACCATTTACCTTTGGTGTAGACCACATTTCAGAAAACATCACGACGATGGGTCCGCTTTGTGCGGCAGCGGTCGAGGACAACGTGTTCTGGATGGGTCAGCAAGAGTTCTATGCCTACGGTGGTACTGTGCAGCGTTTACCTTGTACCGTACGGGATTACGTCTTCGACGACATCAACTTGGGCCAACGTGAAAAGATCGTAGCATCAACTAACACGGCGTTCTCTGAAGTTTGGTGGTTCTACCCCTCCGAAAGTAGTGACACCAATGATCGCTACGTTGTTTATAACTATCAGCAAAACATCTGGTATTACGGCACGTTGCCTCGTACCGCTTGGATGGACCGTGGTATCTTCGACAATCCGATTGCGGCGGGACCAGGGAATTACCTGTACACACAAGAGTCAGGGTTCGATGGCGACGGATCTGCTATCACAGCATACATCGAATCTAGTCAGATCGACATTGGCGACGGCGATCAGTTTGCGTTTATCAAGCGGTTGATACCTGACTTGACGTTCCGTGATTCTACGGCTGCAAGTCCAAGTGCAAACTTTACAATCAAGACCCGTAACTTCCCTGGCGGAGACTACTTGCAGTCTACAGAGAAGGCGATCACCAAGTCTGCATCTGTTCCTGTTGAGCAGTTCACCGACCAGGTGCATCTGCGTTTGCGTGGACGTAGCTTTGCGATGCGGGTAGAGTCAGATGATGCAGGCGTAGGCTGGAGGTTAGGGTCGCCAAGGTTGGATATCCGGCCTGACGGGAGGCGATAGTGTCTCGGAACCAGATCCTTCCCTACTTTGCGGTCCCTCCATTAGAATACGACCAAGCATACTTCGCGAACCTAACGCGGAGTTTTGCTACATATATGCAGCAGCAGCAAAACCCTGGTGAAGAACGGGCGACAAAACTAACTTTAACAGACCTGCAAACAGACGACAGTGGCCTTGAAACAGGGGCATTGTTTCAACAAGACGGTTTTGTTAAGATTACATTAAGCAATAAACCTCATGTCCGTGGATCTGCTGGGACAGGTGGGGTTGGTTCAGTTACGGTGACAACATCATGAGCGATACTATTTTAACAATGGCAAACGGTTCGAAGTGGAAACCTTCGACAAGTTCTGATACAGTGCATTGTGTAAACTGCGACAACGCAGTAGACACGCCAGAAGAAATTGCTACTTATCCAACAGGCAACTGCCCCGACTGCGGGGAATCTTGGACAGGCAAGGAACGGCGCAGCACAAGTATTACTGTAACTGCCCCAGAAGCGATTTCGGGAGAGGCGTGATGGCTGAAGAAAAACAAACAGAAAAGAAAACGGGCGATCTGTTCTCCTCGATTGGCGCACTCGTTGGCATGGTTGCAGGTGGGGGTAATCCTCTAGCTGCGGCCCTTGGCTCCGGACTTGGTAGTCTGTTGAGTGGCGGTTCTATGCAGGACGCATTTCAATCTGGGATCGGCAGCTTCCTGACGGGTTCTACAATGGGCCGAGCAGGCTTGGCCCTTGGTGCGCTGGGCGGCGGTTCGCCACAAGCGCAGGGCGCAGGTCTATTAGATATGTTTGCATCACAGCAAGGTCGTCAACGCGCAGGACAGGGCGCAGCCATGGGCATGATCGGTGGTGGTCCAACAGGCGCAGTGCAAGGCATCTTGCAAGCGGCGGGTATTACCAACGCGCAAGGTCAAACGGACCCGATCATGGGTGCGTTGATGCGAGAAATGCTTGATCAGCAGGATCGTCCTAAATTCGAGCGCGTTATGTCTGATTTAGAGATGCGCCAATACGAGACGGGCGAACGCAATCCTAATTATCGTGGGGTCGCGGCCCCTGGTACACCTACTGTAAGCTATCGTCCAAAGACGATGGCGATGGGTGGTTTTGTTGAAGGCCCTGGCACAGGTAAAAGCGACTCGATTCCGGCGGCTATCTACCAGAACGGTGGACGGGTACAAGAAGCACGGTTATCGGATGGCGAGTTCGTCATGACAGC